TACTCTAGTACCATTCCCAGTCCCTTCGGGGTACCAATGAGGATCACGCGGGCGGCGATAATAACTATCAGCACGACCTCGGTCATACAAACCACCGTGACGGTTACGGTCAAATTGCGGTTCGTCTTTTAAAATACGAATAACTTTTTCTTTAGTAATTTCCATATTAATCTCCAAGATAGATACCACCTGCTTGACGGCGCTCAAGTTCCCATTGACGGTGCAAACGCTTGATCAACCATTGGGTAAAATCTTTGACTGCACCAAAATCTTTTACACATACCTTGTGACGCTGGCGAATATCTTTTTCCTGCGCAACATCAAACCCTAGTGACTTGAACAAAGCTAGTTGTCGTTCTGTTAACATGATTACTCCGTATCAATCAATCAATACCGTTATTATATGCCCAAACGGATTTATTGTCAACCGTTATCATCTTGACAACATCTTAGCGAGGTAATTTTGTATCTCAGCCATTTCCTCGTGGTCTACGTAGAAATCAGTCAGCGGATCCCAATACTGACCTTCTTTCGGATCATAGTACAATACACGACCGTTTGCGTAGAAGAAAGGACCCTCAAGACCTTTGCGGGGTTGAAATCTATTGTCACGCTCAGTTGCTATACGGTAGGACATAAAAACTCCTGTTGTTTGACTGTAAAGACATTATATACCCAAACGGATTTATCGTCAACCGTTGTTACATTGACAACAAATTATTTGTAAGTCTTAACGTCCCAAACAAGAAACAAACCAATACCTAAATAAAGTAAACCACCGGACACATTACCCATTAGAATATTTGCTAGTCCACTAATAATATTAGCAAATCCAATAGTGTAACCTATTGTAGTACGATTAGTCCACAACCACTCAACAATTTTTGTTTTCATAATATGTTCCTTTTAAGGTGTTTCTTTTCCAGATAAATCTACGCCGCCTTCAAATGCCTTTTCCATTGCTTTATTAAATTTTTCCATTTTAACAGATTCAATTCCAAACTGTTTTCTTATTTCCCGAACAGTCAAGTTCGCAGGATATTTAACTTCAAGGTCAATCATCATTTGACAACATTCTTTGACAATTAAATTGCCAAATTTAAGTATAGCTGCACGGTCGTACTCATCCATCTCATCCCAACAGCCTTGTGCTGTTAGCCCGGCTTCATACATAAGGTCGTCAAATTTATTTGTCATCGTAGTATCCAAGCAATCAATACTAATGTTATCATGAACCAGAACATGTATTTGCTCCGTATCCTATTGTGCTATCAAAAAATAAAGTCCAAACAAAAAACATAAAATAGCAGATACGTATAGTTTCCAACCATTAGGACGACCTTCTGCTTTGTTTGTAAGTATAGCACCTGACAACATACCTGCCAAGATAAAGTGAACAATAACAAAAAACATAGACAAAAATAGCATCATTAAGATCCAAAAACAAGTAATGCTACTATAAAACCGGCTACAAAAGCAAGCATGAGGTTAACCATTTTATCACCTTGCTCAGGAGTTGGTGTAGGGATAGCATCAATAATATTTTCTAAAAATCTTTTCATAGTACAGGTCCCCAATATTGGTATTTCAGCAAATCAGCAGAGGTTTCATCATACAACCAGGACAATGCACACCAAACAGAATCTTCAACATTATACCACTCACGATACGCAGTATACCGTTCTTTGAACCATGCACTATCACCTCGGGCTTCGGCGTACCTTTCTGCCCTTTTAAGGAATTCTAGCTTGTCCATTTTTATTCCTTTTATACCATATGTAGAGGGTTACGGCGACGCAAGTATGCAAGTGCCTGCTCTTTGCTATCAAATCTGCCACTGATCGGCGTTTGATGACGACCACGCACAATGTACCATCCGTTCAGTAATTTATTGAATACGATTTTCATAATTACATGCTCCAATATGATTCGCTGGACGGGCTGCAGTAGTAAGGAGTGTCATAACGCTCCTGAAACTCTTTACCACCAACCAAATTTTTGCGGGTGACATAAGTTTCAAAAACTTCAACAATGAAACCCAACTTACGCTTGCCTTCAGCAACCGCTTGAATGTAATCTTTGGTGCTAGGAGCAAAATCTTGTTTTGCATACAAGCGCCGACCTTCTTTAGTACGCTTGTCAGACTTGTAAATCTCAAGAGTGTATTCTGTAAGCTTAGACATTTACTTCTCCTTATCAGTGACTATAATGATAGTATATCGCCAAACGGATTTATTGTCAACTTTCGGGTGAAAATTTTTTGTGTTTTTTTTGTCTTTTGTACAACATTTTGCTTTTGACAACTTTGTGCTTGAACGGGAGGTCGTTGTCAAAAAGAACACGGTGTGCCCTAGTTTTGACAGGTGTTGCAAAACTAATAACTTCTCTTTTCATGATAGTAAAATAATAACTAATTATTTATGATTCCATCATTATAATACAGTTTGGATTTATTGTCAATCCAAAGTAAACTCAAATTCTTTTACATTTTTGATAACAAAACTGCGCCAAGCTTTTAAGTCTATGTCATAAACTGCGATATAATCTTTTTCTTTATCCTTTTCTCTTTTATCCTGTACACTTTCAACTAAAGGTAAAACAGAAGGATCAAGTGTGCAATTCATTACACGTTCAGTACCATCTTTTTTTGTAAAAGTAATTTTTACTGGTCGCTCTTTAAGTAAAATGTGTATCCAATGTCTAAACCGTTCCCAGTCATTTTCATTCCAATCTTTTGTAAGATTTTTAGAAACAGTCATTGGTCAACTCCTAGTATTTCACATGCTTCATTAACTTTTAACATATCATCAAAAAATCTATACCCATCTTCTATTAATCGTCGGGTGTAAAATTTATTGAAGAAAAAAGCCATCATTATTTGAACTGGTAACCAAGTTAAAGTAATAACACCAAATAACCATATTAAAAAATGCATCAGTGCAAGTGGATAGTGTCCACGAAATACAGGAACCCAAAAGCCAAAAAACAAATAGGTCCAACTGAACCCATAAAAACCTCTTTTAACTATACCCGTATTAGGGTGTCTCATTCTTATTGATTTTGCCATTATTCTTTCATAGGTGTAAAAAATGCTTCTTTGATTTTTTCAGGTGTCCATGATTTAAGATAGTCATTATCTTGATAACAGAGTTCAATTGCTTCTTCCTCAGTTACTACACGATGACTAGATATTGTCTCGCCTAAATGTAATTGACTAAATTCTTTTGCTTCTTCCATAGTAACCGTGTCTAGTGCCCATTCTGTTTTACCAGCTGGCACTTGCACACAATATCTATGTCTAAACATTTGAACAGTTTCAACCAAGACCCACTCTGTATTTACACTTTTTTCTACTTTTGATAGGATTACGGTTCCGTCTTCTTTAATATCCCATTTGAGTTCATCACCTTCTTTCCAATTAAGGTCTTGAATCATTTGATCAGGAAGTTGTACCGCGGCTTCACCATCTTCGTTTGTAAAAACTTCTAACTGTCCGTATCTCATTTTATGTACGTCTCCGCATATTGCAGTGCCATTTCATAGTTTTCAAAATTTGAAACAAAACTATGTCCCATGTCATTGGTTACTACAACAAAATATTTTTTGTCGTTTTCTTTAAACAAAATACTACGCTTAGTACTCGTCTGAAATATCTGTAGGGGCTTCATTTTCGTTTATAGTTTCTTTCCAATCAAAACCTATATAGTATTCAAGCAATACTTCCATTGCTTTTTTATAGCGTTTATTCGCTTTTAAATCTTCTTTTTGGTATGCTTGTAGATCGGGCTTTTTGTCCTTTAGTCGCTTAATATCTTCTTTTAAACTTTTGTAGTCCTGAATTAGGATACTACGAAAAATGTTATCTACTGCATCACTACTAAGTTCAACCTTCATCATCATCTCCCTCTAATTTAATTTTGTCTAAATCCTCTTTGATTTTAGCATATCGTTCTTCACGTTCTTTTTCTTCTTGAATTCCATGCTCAGTTAATTCTACATCACTTTCGCAATAAGGACAAATCTTTTTAGGTTCTTTTTCACCCTCTTCATTATCTTCAGGCCATTGCCATTCAGCATCATAACTTTGACCAGTCCATTTACACTTAGTGCATTTGTGTGTAGGCTCTGGTGGAGGAGGTTCGTGATGCCAGCTATCCTCATCTCCGTATTCATATGTAATTTCATACCCACCTTTGCGGTCTGTCCACCAATCATCATACTGACGATCCCATTCTATTTCGTAATCGTTATTCCAGGCATCTTGTATAATTGATTCTATATCGGCTTCCCCTGATTCTACTTCTTGCCAAAGTTTTTCTAGTTCATCTTCATCCATATCTGGATAAATTAATTCCAAATCATCTTTGTCCAACTCATAAGCAAACTGACTGTCCACTTGATGCCATTCATGTTTCACTATTGTTACCATATTTTTTCCTTTAGGCTATTAACCATTCATCCTCGGTTTGTAAAATCAACGTTTCTGATCCATCATATTCGTCTATGCGAAACTTTGCACCTTCGGATACCCAATGAATAACTAATCCGTCAGCACCACCAAAATAATGATCGTTCCCATAAAATTTTTCACAATGTGCTAAAATTCTATCACGTGGCCAGTCGAGTTCAATCATCTTAACGATATCAGGATCAAACAATAATTCTTGGATACGATGCCAGCTATACCATCCAGCACCAAAGCCTGTTGATATTAGCACTGCAACTTTACCATCCCTTACTAATTTACGCATTTATTTTTTTCTTAATTTTGCACACTTAGCCTTTACCTCAATTGGTGTTGAGTCAAGTTTTTCTGCTAACTCACAATCATAGGTAACACTATATTTTTCAATATCATTTAATCTTATCCAGGTGTAGATGCCAAAACCAAAAAACATCAACCATGATACAATCAAGGCACAAGTGGTAAGGAATAACTGCATTTGTAATCTACGCATATTTTGATTATATACTATTTTTATTTAAAAGTATTGAGTTTTGGGCAATATTGTCTAATTAATTCAAGTTCACGGGTATGTGCTTGCGCTTTACCTCTTACTATATCGACAATGCCATAAGTAAAAGCACCAGTCCCATAGCTACGAATATTATCATATAACCCCCAATTTTTATCTTCAGTAAAAGCCCTCTGCACGTGCTTTCTAATACGTACATGAAGTGATTTTTTGACCGTACTATTCACACCAGTAATACCAATATACTGTTCGTTTGTGATAGCATTGGTGATCACATAGATAATGTGATTACGATCCGAGCGGCGTTTTCTAGTCATAGATGCTATTATAGCACTATGCGGATTTATTGTCAACTTTGGCTAAATGTTGTTTTTTTATTAATTCTAATGAGTCTGTTAACAATTTGTCAACCCGTTCATCTACGTCTGTTTCCCACGGGCAACTCTTGTATTCTTGATAACTCATTTCTTCAGGCATCTTATTACTGTAGGGGATATTACGCCAATAATAATGCCCCTGTTTGATCTTTAGAAGCCCCACATGACGTTGATGGATGTGGATTAGTTCATGCACTACTATTTTAGGAAGTTGCTCTAGGGAAAGATTGATGTTTACCCCAAAACGATTTGTTACATTTTTGTCAATGCCACCATATACGTTATCTAGAAACGGGTATAGACAAACTTGCAACTTTTTTGGAAGTTCAATAAGGGAACCCAATGCATTTGCAAGTGATTTAATCATTTGTTCATGCACTGGGCTTTTCTGACTGTTTTGATAATAAAAAACTATTTCAATCAATGCAACGTCCTGCTATCAACAAAATCGTAATACTGATGAACCTGTTCTATGATATCATCTTTATTGTACCCCAGTTGTGCTAATAGGGGTAAAATTTCTACAAGTACTCCAAATACTGCTGTACCATATATGTAATCTTCGTCCTCATTACCAAAGTCAAATTCATGCAATAATGGCATTATTTTTGTTTCAATAAATTCACTTGCTTTTTTACCACTTTCTTCATACTGCCAATCTTCATAAACTTCTTCTTCTAATTCTTCTACTTCAGTTATTTTGCTCATGATTGGGCTCACTAAGTTATGTACTACTATTTTATTTATGTCTGTATGCTTTTTAAACTTCTTTCAATAAGAAGTTTTCTTTCCTTACTGGACCTAGCACCTAAGATTACTAAATTATAAAGTTTATCTTTTTTGCTTACAAGCATTGTAATACAAAATCCTGCTGCATTTGTAAATCCTGTTTTGATAGTTACAATGCCTTCTTTACCAAAAAAGTTTATAGTAGGTCTAGCAGTGATGGTATATGTCTTTTTGCCTTTAGTTGCTTTTACTCTATAATCTTCGCTTTGTGCTGCTTCTCTGACGATATTAAATTGACTAACAGCATTGGTTAAAAATATAATATCTTTAGTTGAACTGACATTGCCTGCACTCAATCCAGTAGGATCATAAAAAACTGTATTATCCATTAACAATTCTTTAGCATTTCTATTCATTGAAGTAATGAATGCATCGTACCCACCTAAGTAGTTATCTGCTAAAGTTTTTGCAGCTAAATTGTCACTATGAATTAGTGCCATCATTATCAAGTCTTTTCTTGATAATTGCATTCCTTTAGAAAGGCGTGTGTGGTTAGACAATGTACTAACTACTGGAATTATTTCATTCATATCCTGCTTAGCATTGATAACAGTATAGACTGTCATCAACTTGCTAATACTAGCAATGCTACCGCGATGTTCAGGTAATGTATTTTCTATAATTTGATTATCAGTTATATTCATCAGCAAAACGTTAGGATTCGTTTGAATGCCGTAATTACGTTTTTGATGTTTAACAACATGATGTTTGCTTTGATGTTTTTTTGTTCTTTTAACTTTAGTGTGTGCCTCTACACAAGTTGTTGAAAACAAAAATAACGTTAATAATATTAATTTATTCATATAGTATTTAACACGCATGTAACATTGTACAATATACACAGTTAAAATACTAGTGAATAGGACTATAGAATATAGCCAAAAAAATAGACCCCGAAGGGTCTATTTACATAACAGGACCGTTTCCGTTCCTAAATCCTACAGTACCACCTTCTTCTTTAATACGTTTGATTACATCTTCAAACAGTATAGGGCGATAATCTGTATGTTCTACGCAAACGCAGTGATAGCGCGGGTCAATTTCGTATTCACCGAAGATTTCTGCTTTTACTCTGTTGTAATGCAGATGTCCATGAATGTTTGTACCAAATCGTGCTAAGCTTTCACTGTGCATTGGGATATGACTTAATATCATACCGTTCATCACATGATAACCACGGATATCTCTAAAGTACGGGGTATACTCATCTAATCTAAAGATATCGTGATTACCCTTAATCAATACTTTATCGCCATTTAATCTGGCTAGAGTTTTCAGTGCTTTGCGATTAATTACAACGTCACCAAGATGATAAACTTTATCGTTAGGGCGAACTGTTTCGTTCCAACGCTTAACCATTTCTTCATCCATTTCTTCTGGATTATCCCATGGTCTAAGTTTCGTACCATCGTCACGCAGGAATCTACATACGCCAGCATGACCAAAATGTGTGTCACTAACTAAAAATACTGCTGGCATATTGCCTCCTAAATAATTGGTTGCGGGAAACAGGAATCGAACCTGATATTTCTGGCTTATGAGACCAGCGAGTAAACCGTTTCTCCCTCCCGCACTGACTTTAACCTGTTCTATGGATAATATGATAGCCAAAGTTTGTTTGAATTGGCTCACTCATTTGTCCTACATCTAAACCAAATGCAGCATCTTCAAAAGGCTTTACCATCTGACCTTTTGTAAATGTACCTAAATCACCACCTTGTGCTTTGCTAGGACATTTTGAATTTGCTCTTGCAACATCTTCAAATTTCCTACCTGAAATGATATCATTTCTTAAACCAGCAGCTTTTTCTAAACTCTCTACTAAAATGTGACTTGCACGAATTGTTTGCATTTTTCTATCCTTTAAAATTGTAAGGCTACTCACTCCCATAAGCCCCTTACTGAGTTGTTACCCTGTCCACTGACGGTCCTTATGGCTCGTGCCAGCTAAACCTACGATTTTTCTATCACCCATGTAAGCGGGCTTTGAGGCTGTCATCGTATGAGCCCTAGCGTTATGGTGAAGCTAATTACCCCCTTTTATAACAGAGAAGGGACTCTGGGATACTTGGAGCAACGGGTGAGATTCGAACTCACGGCTTTAGGGTTTTGCAGACCCTTGCATTGGGCCTCTCTGCCACCGTTGCATGTTTATTTCAGCAAATCAATTAAATTGTTTCTTGCTTCTTCAGTCAGAAATAATTCACATTTAATTTGATCTTGTGGATACTTTGCATTATCCCAATGTGTGTAGATTCGTAGAATTTTAAACTGAGCAGGATGAACACAATCCTCTAATTCTGCGTATGTTTTAAATCCATCATTATTTGAGAGTAAAATTTTCATATTCACCTTTTTTGTTTGGCATCCCGGGAGGGACTCGAACCCCCACAAACGGTTTTGGAGACCGTTGTGCTGCCATTACACCACCGAGACATTTTTATCTTTGTTTATACAAATACTCTTTACCAATAATACCTTTTTCAATTTCATTTAATGCAGTAACACAATCACGATTTTTAGTACCTAATGTACTGCGATGTCCACTTCGCAATTCACGTACTCTATTGCTTGCAGCAAGAACTAATTCAAATCTGTTAAGTGTTTTATTTTTATTATCCATTTTCTTTTTCCTATACATTTGGTAGGGGATAACGGGGTCGAACCATTGACCTTCGCCTTGTAAGGGCGCTGCTCTACCACTGAGCTAATCCCCTATTACTGGTGCGCAAGGAGAGACTTGAACTCTCAATCCTTTCGGCACTGGCTTCTAAGACCAGCGTGTATGCCATTCCACCACTTGCGCATAATACTTGGTGCCCGGGGCCGGACTCGAACCGGCACGCCTATTAAGCGAAGGATTTTCTTACCACTATAGCTTTCGCTACCATTTCTGTTTGTGGTCTGGACTATACCTTCATCATAGCTGTCGCCTTAGATGCCCGCCGTCTAGTCTCTACACCTTCAACAGTACTTCTACTGAAGCTTGGCTCGGTATTAGCATTTAACAGCCTTCACCGAATTTGACGGGTTCTACTCCTAAGATTTCTCCTAGGGCACTCAAATTATCTTCAAGTCCTTTGTGTCTACCATTTCACCACCCGGGCATATAACTTATTTGCTCTTGTGTAATTTCCTCCTTTAGGAGAAAGTCCTACTTTTCTTAGTGCTTGATGTATATTACTACATTCCTTTAATGCTGTCAACAGTTCTTCGTCCGAAACTTTCACTTTTCCTGTGTTAATGTTTCTACCTCTCCACGTTGGCGTTAACGCATGACAATTACAACATAATAATTTAAGATTTTCTCTAACATTATTTCTGTTATCACCGTCTATATGTTCAAGTTCTAATGGGACAGGATAATTTTTCCATTCTTCTGTTCCACAATCTTCACACTTATGACCACGCTCTTGAATTAAAACAGTTTTATGACTTCCTGAACCATCGTATGCAAAACTAGTATTAGAATAATTCCCTTTATTCCAATTCATTTTAGTTTTAACATCATCAGGCAATTTAGCATAAACTTCTTTAGCAGTTGGTCTTGCACCTAATTTGTAGGATTTTTTTCCGCCTTCTGAATTTTTCTTTTTAATTTCACTGCATCCAGAAGTTGTCTTAGAGCAACACGATTTGCCGTTTTTTAACTTAAACTCTGCTATTTCTCCACATCCATAATCGCAATACATAGTCGTTCTCCCTGTATTGTATTTATGCGGTAGACAAAATTTTCAGTTAAAATTCTTTGGAGCGGGGTAAGAGAATCGAACTCTCGGCTTTAGCTTGGAAGGCTAAGGTATTACCATTATACGAACCCCGCATTTGGTGCCTCCACCTGGACTCGAACCAGGAACCAACGGATTATGAGTCCGCTGCGCTGACCAATTGCGCTATAGAGGCATTCTAACTTTTAAAAGAACATTCAAGCAATATAGATATTATACTGCCTACTACTTATATTGTCAACTACTCTACAAAATCATCTGACCCAAAATACTCTGCTACTTTTTCCTTTGCTTCTTCTTCATTTAATGCAGGAATAGAAACTGTAGCGATGTTATCTTTTATGTGAATATTAAAGGGCACTATACCAACAGGTAACCAGTTATCTTCAACACGAACCTTAATTGTAAACTCTTTAAGATTCATCAATCTATCAATTACTTGTTTTGTGATATCCTTTGGATGTGGCATAGTTAATTAATTGGTGCCCTTTGACAGAATCGAACTGCCAATAGATGATTACAAATCAACTGTTATACCATTTAACTAAAAGGGCGTATTATTACTTAGTTCTACTATCTATAGCACGTTGAATTTTATTCTTGTGCTTTGGTCTACATGTTTCAAGCATTTTGGTAAGTTGTTCTACGTTAAGAGGACCTAACTTAGGCTTACCTGTTTTTGTTTTCATTGGGTCACGCTTTGAATCTTTTTTTGCACTCATATAATCCTCATTATAAATTTGGCTGCTCAACCTGGGCTCGAACCAGGGACAAACGGATTAACAGTCCGGTGCTCTACCAACTGAGCTATTGAGCAATAAAACTTGGCGGAGCGTATTAGATTCGAACTAATGGTACACATTTCTGCATACGACGGTTTAGCAAACCGCTGCCTTCGACCCCTCGGCCAACGCTCCTTAAAAATATTTACTTAATACTGATATCCTCAATTTTTTTATCAAACTCTAAACGACTTAGCAATAGAGTATAAACTAGATAAAACAAACCTGCAAATGCAATACCACCTACAACATAAACAGGCAAATAATGTGCTAATGTTGCTGAGATAAAAGTTACAGCAAAAAATGCAATCGTTTGCAAAACTGCCTTAAATTTAATATTCATACAATGCCTTTCCACTAAAGAAACATCATTCTACACTAAACAGGATTTAAAGTCAAGTGTTAAGTGTGTTATCTAAATTTTAACTTTATCCAAAAATTGTTGCATAGTTTGCAACACACTACCCCAATCACCTATTGCTGGTTGTCTGAATATTCTAGCAGAGCTATACCAAGGATGCAAGGATGTGTTTAATAAATATCTCCAATCAACTGCATAATTATTCAGTGGAATCCATAACGGTTTACCCATTGCACCAGCTAAGTGTGCTATAGCAGTGTCTACACTTATAATTAAATCTAAATGATGTAATAATCCTGCAGTATCTCCCCAGTGCCGTATGCTACTAGGAAATACTCGCAATGAAGAATTTAATATATAAGGCGTTTCTTCTTCATTTGCATCTGCTAATAAGTTAATCCACTCTATGTCAGGTCTTTCATAAACAAGCTGCAACATTCTAGCAACATGCATGCCTTTATGTTGATTGATCCAACTGTCTTTTCTACCACTCCAACATACACCAACACGCATTTTTGTTTTAGGTCCTAAACGTTCACGCCAAGGTTCTATATACTTTGGTATTGCTTCAATATAAGGTCTACTATCTAAATTATCTAATGTGATGTTCAATACTCTAGCCAGTGACATGGTAGTAATATAGTAATCGTAATCTATTAGGTCGTCACGATTATCAGAAACTTGATATACGTAAGGATTATTTTCAAACAACTCACTCATACCCATATGAGTATGAAATAAAACTTTACCACCTAATTCTGAAACATTTTTAAAAAATCTAACGAACTGTATGGTGTCCCCTAATCCTTGTTCCCAAAGAACTAATAACTTTTTATCACGTAAATCTTGTCCTTCCCACATAGGCTTACCTAAATTGGGCAGTGTTCCTGCTAAGTGTTCGTATTGCCAGCGCCACTCATATTGTTTAAATCCACGTTCTAAATCACCAGCTAACAAATATGCTACACTTAGATTAAATTGTGCGGTAACATAATTTTCATCTAATGCAACTGCATGTTGTAAGAAAGGTATTGCACGTTTTGGTTCACCCATTTCACGCAATACATTACCATAATTATTCCATGCATGTATGTTTAATGGCTCTTTTATAAATGCTTCTGCATAACACTCTAATGCCTTTTCAGGCTCAGTGTTATTCCTATAATTATTTCCTATATGTACTAATTCGTCTGGTGTCATAATATTTTGGCGGAAGAAGTGAGATTCGAACTCACGGAGGCTTTTATCCCTCGACGGTTTTCAAGACCGCTGCCTTAAACCACTCAGCCATTCTTCCTCTTTAAAATCATTGCTACATATGTTCCTGCAAATGCCCCAAGCAATGCAGGAATTAAAAGACTAATATCTTTTACGAAACTTACTAGTGCAAAACTATATATTAACATAACCAATGCAGCAAGTGTGCTGGCAATTAAAGGTTTATTTTCAGCAATTGCTTTTATATAGTAGGTGTTTACTATATCAGTAAGAAACACAGCGAAAAATGTAATTATATAGCTCATTTTGGTTAGTCCTGCAGGAATCGAACCTGCATCAATGCAATCGGAATGCAGTATCTTATCCATTAGACGAAGGACTATCTTCTATTTTTTTATGATAATACGGGTATGCTAACGCAAAGTAGACATAATCTTTTTCGTCATAGAAAAGTATATATCTAGAATTTTCGGACGTTTCAAATTTACAGCTAGGATTTTTTTCTTGCCAGTTTAATAACAATTCTCTATGCATCCTTACTTTAGCTGGCATAGCATAATAAGGATTTGATGTTTCGCAAATTTCAACAATTATCATAAAATTGGAGCGGGTGAGGAGATTCGAACTCCTGACATTTTGCTTGGCAAGCAAACATTCTGCCCCTGAATTACACCCGCTTGAAACCTTAATTAGTTTCTTTTGTTTCTTTTACTTCTGCATCTACTACTGTTGGATCACCTGGCGTTACTTCAGCGTTTGGATCACCATTTGGCATTTCTTTATTACGCTTTTCTGCTTCATACTTGATAGTTTCACGATATAGATTGCCCAACTCCTCTGCTGCTTTATCCATATCTTCTTTGCTATCACCTTTAGCAGTTTCTTTGTACTTAGTCAATGTATCAAGCAATTTAGTTTTTTCATCTTCAGGTATATAACCTTCAAGATTTGTAATTTGATTTTCTAAATTACTAATGTTACCATCTAATGCATTTCTTGCTTGTACAAGTTCAACTACTTTCTTATCTTCTTCTGCATTAAGCTCTGCGTCTTTAACCATGCGGTCAATTTCATCGTCACTTAATCCAGAATTAGCTTTGATAGTAATTTCTTTTTCTTTGTTGGTTTTCTTATCAACTGCTTTAACAGATAAGATACCATTCGCATCAATGTCAAATGTTACTTCAATTTGCGGCATGCCGCGTGGTGCAGGATCAATGCCTTCTAAATTGAATTCACCAAGTGCTTTATTACCACTCACAACTTCACGTTCACCTTGGAAAACTTTAATTGTAACTGCAGGCTGATTATCATCTGCTGTACTAAAAGTTTGACTTGCCTTTGTAGGGATAGTAGTATTCTTTTTGATAAGTTTACTCATAACACCACCTAATGTTTCAATACCAAGGCTTAATGGTGTAACATCTAACAATAGAACATCTTTACGATCACCACCAAGAACTTGACCTTGAATTGCAGCGCCAACTGCAACTGCTTCATCAGGGTTTACATCTTTACGAGGTGCTTTGCCAAAAAACTTTTCTACTGCTTCTTGTACACGTGGCATACGTGTCATACCACCAACAAGGATAACTTCATCAATTTCATTAAGTGGTATACCCGCATCACGTACTGCTATTTCGCAAGGCTTGATACTACGCTGAATTAAATCTTCAACTAAGCCCTCAAATTTTGCACGTGTAATTTTGACATTCAAATGCTTTGGACCTGATGCGTCGGCAGTAATGTAAGGTAAACTTACATCAGTCTGTGTTGAACTGGATAATTCAATCTTAGCACGTTCTGCTGCATCCTTAAGTCTTTGTAATGCTAATACATCTTTTGTTAGATCAACACCGCTTTCCTTTTTGAATTCTTCAACTAGAAAGTCCATAATGCGCTGATCAAAATCTTCACCACCTAAAAATGTATCCCCATTAGTGGAAAGTACTTCGAATTGTTTATCATCATCCACATTAGCGATGTCAATAATTGATATATCAAAAGTGCCACCACCAAGATCATAAACAGCGATTTTGCGATCCTTCTTTTCACTCTTATCTACTCCGTAGGCTAGTGCTGCTGCAGTTGGTTCATTTATAATACGTAAAACTTCAAGCCCAGCAATTTTTCCAGCATCTTTTGTTGCTTGACGCTGACTATCGTTAAAGTACGCAGGAACCGTAATAACTGCTTGTGTTACTTCTTCGCCTAAAAAATCTTCTGCAGTTTTCTTCATCTTACGTAAGACTTCTGCACTGATTTGTGGCGGAGCAAGTTTCTTATCATTTACCTCTACCCATGCGTCGCCATTGTCTGCTTTGACAATTTTGTAAGGGATAAGATCAATATCTTTTTGTACTGCTTCTTCTGTAAATTTACGACCAATTAGCCGCTTTGATGCGTAAATTGTATTTTTTGGGTTTGTAATAGCCTGACGTTTAGCAGGAGCACCTACCATTATTTCGCCATCGTTGATGTAGGCGATAATACTTGGTGTTGTTCTTGCACCTTCGCTATTCTCTATTACTTTTGGGTTTTTGCCATCTACAATGGCTACACATGAATTGGTCGTACCTAGGTCAATACCTATAATCTTAGACATATTTTTTCTCCTTTAAATTAAGCAAGATTTTTTTATCAGTGCCCGTAAGGCGCATCTGATATATATATTTATACATTGTTTTCCATAAAAAAACAATAGAATGTGGTAGCAGAGTTGGTTAATCTAAATATCCAAAACCCCAAATACGTTCTTTGCACCACCAACAATTACCACAATGACGATCATTAACTGTTGTACTCTCACAGGATCTTGTTATCTTATATAAATCTTCTATACCCAATTCTTTATATAACATAGCGATTTTCTGTTTGTTTATGTTTATAAACGGTAAACTATACGATTGAGTAAACTTTGGATAAGAAAACTCCTTGTTTTGAAAAAAATGCCATGGTATCTTAGACAGATTATCATAATATGTATCTAACTGAAGTCCATGATCTATGCCACCTTGGGCAGCAACATCAATTGTATCAAAATCAACTATTGCACCATTTGGAGGAGGCCTTGTAAAACCAAAATATAAAGTATCAACTTTAATTGTTTGCATGTATTCAGCCAACATAACATTGTCAGTTGTTTTATGTTTTGTCCAATGTGTATGAAATCTCAAATTGTTGGGATCAAACTCTGTCATGTCCATAACTCTGTTAATGACTTTTAGTGCATTAATAGGTTCACGATAATTACTTTTACCATTAGCAGTTGAAAAAATATGTAATGGTTGTTTGATGTTAGACATTAGTATATACAACATTAAAGCACTGTCAGCACCACCTGATACATAGGCACCTAAGTTTCCATCATAGATATCAAATGTAAAATCGTTATATTGTATATTTTTCATAAAATTATTTATGTACCATATAACATAATCAAATATTTGGTAGCAGGAGAGGGATTCGAACCCCCGATAGCTTCCGTATGAAGGAAGTGCATTACCACTTTGCTATCCTGCCAATATTAATTCTCGTCAATGTCCTTGCCATCGTCTTTGTAAAACTTATCTTGTTTGTGCTTTTTTTCTTGCATGGTTTCTTCACCAAAAAACTTGCGAGGATTACCGCACATAGTGCATTTAGGATCACCACAATTAAAAATTTTTGTTTTGTGATGACGATGAGGTTGTTGCATAAAAGGCATTTTACTCATGCTAGAACTAAGTTTATGATAACCATAGTTCTTTGCAAGTTGCATTTGTCTTTTGATTTTTACTTCTTTTTGGTGTAGTCTCTCACTGTGTGTTAGTTTATCTTTTTCATCTGACATAACTACTCCTATAATATTGGTGGAGAGTCTAGGAATCGAACCTAGTTCCGCGGCTCTTCAAACCGCTGCTGAATGACCACACTAGCTCACTCTCCGTATTTAGCCATCATGGCTTTTTATAAATAACAATTTTATGATCTGCTAAAAAAGGATACGGATACTCTTTAATTTTTAAAAACTTATTATCTAAGTAAGAAAAAACATCAAAATAATCATTGAACCATATTACGCTATTATCTTCCCTCCAATCGCCGGGAACTAATCTTTCTTTACTGTTGTTGAGGCATACAAAATAGCCGTTAGGTGTTAGAACGTCAAAAATATTATCAATTTCTTGTATGGGCCTTTCAACGTGTTGTAATACGAAAGATGCAATGCATAAATAAAAAGAATTAGAATATGTTACCCGATTACAAGTTACAAAATTTTGTGGATTATTTACATACTGGGTAGCATAAATCAACATATTTAAACTTATATCACTACCAACTACTTTACAATTAAAACGGTTAATAAGTTCTTTACTTATTCTACCCATACCCACACCAAAATCTAACACTGTAGAATATTGATTAACTAAGTTTTCATTTTGTAAAATATCAACAAAATAATTAGTTGACTCCTCAAATCTATTTGGAAATTTTTCATCGGGAGTTAAGACAATTTTCTTAGCATGTTCTAAATTGACAGGATCAAAAATTGCAGATTGATAACCTTTCATATTACCCTTTTAAAATAATGGGGTGAAGGACGGGATTTGAACCCGCAACCACTGGATTCACAATCCAGGGCTCTACCAGTTGAGCTACCAACACCATTGTTATTCTGCACGCCATTCTACACGACCATGTTGGTCAATGTGTGCAATACTTTGCATTCGTTTAATTTCAACAAATTCTCGTTTCTCAGTAATAATAGTACCGCCTCGTTTTACAAGTTCGTCAATTTTAATTAGTGCTACTTGTCCAATAGGCATAAATTTTTTAAATTTCTGTTCCATAATATTCTCCTGTGATACTGGTACCGCCTGAGAGATTCGAACTCCCTACCCCAACGTTCGTAGCGTTGTACTCTATCCAGATGAGCTAAGGCGGCATAACTGGCTGGGGACCTAGGATTCGGCCCCAAAATTTGGCAGACGCATCTTGATTTGAACAAGAACTAACAGAGTCAAAGTCTGTGGTGCTACCGTTACACTATGCGCCTATATTTTTTAAATCTTTTTTAGTTAAAATTTTAATATCAAGTGATGGGTTTTGTTCTATAACCCATTTCATTTTTATTTTATCATTGTTCCAAAAATAACCTTTTATTTCAATAATCTCATTACTGTCTATAAGTTCAAAATCAGGTTTATACCAATGTTCTTTTCCTAAGTTGTCTTTATATACGATTGAATTAGGTTTTTTCCATCTAACATTGTTTTTCACAAGATAATTATAGTATTGTATTTCCAGCGATGACATTAAAAATACAGAATTACCTAAACTGTCAATGACCGTCATTCTTTCATAATTTCGATAATGACCCAAGGCATGCGAACATGCATCACTTTTATAATAACAAATTTGACACCTATTATGCTTGTTTTCTTTACTAATAATTTTACCGCAATCAACGCACATTGGGCGTATGCGTTTACTCATTGTAAGGGCAAGAGACTCTAGGCGTTTTTTTATTGATTCATGTTTTTTAGAATCAGGAATACTTTTTAAGGAATCTTTAAGTGTTTTGCTTCTTTTTTCATTTGATTCTTTAGTAAAAGACCTGCTGTTTGCACATTTTCTAGAGCAAAACTTTTTATCCCACTTACCCACTTGGTATAATCTTTGGAATATATGGTACGTTTCTAGGACCATGTCGTTGTTCAAATAATGCTTTGGCTTCTTTAGGATCATTTGCATAAACACGATCTTTGATTTCGCCTTGCGGCGTTCTTACTGTTGTTTCATACATTGGCATAATAAACTCCTTAGAGGTAAGAAAAGGTAGCATTGCTACCCTTTCATGCTACATGTAAATTGTAAATCAGCGATTAGCGATTTGCAATGTACATGGTGATTTCAAATCCAAAACGCATATCAGTTGCACTTGGTGTTGTCCACATGTTATTCTCCTTAAGTTATAATACATGTACTGCACATGTATTTAAGATATAATATCATGCTATTTTGGTTCTGAACATACGCAACACCATGAACAGACACTAATGAAAATCATGAAACTCACCATATAGAAACACATTCCTGGATTGTCGTGAAACCCTCCATAGCCCCGGGCGCCATTATTTTTATATTCGAATGTGTTTTTATATGGTACGGGCAGAGGGATTCGAACCCACGACCAATAGATTAAAAGTCTACTGCTCTACCGACTGAGCTATACCCGCGTCATCTTGTCACTCTTGTCACTGTCCATAAGGACTCTCCTTAAAAAGTA